GCCATGACATGGTGAACCTCTTTTTGTTCTTCTAAAAAATCTCTAAATTTCATTCTCCGCCTCTACAGCGTTATAATATTAAACTTACAGACTATTTATGTATTTAATTCTTCTATAATATCGGAACAGAATCCAGCACAGGTCATTTTTCGTATTTCTTCAACATTCCACACTCTTTCAGGCATGACCAAAATACAAGACTTGCCAGCTGCTAACTTGCCTGGATATGCCCAAACATAGTTTCTACTTGTAATAGTGTAATCATCAGTATCATGCCAAAAAGTGTGTAGCTTATTTTCAAGACAGGTCTCAAATGATTCTCTGTCTTTACCGTGTATCCAAAGATAACCATCACGAGATTTCAACCAATCAATATCAACTTCATATTGTGGTTCATCATGGCCAAGAAACAATTTACCATTGTGAGTTCTTAAATCAATCTCAACATCATATTTTTTCTCTATGGCTGCATCTATAAAGTCAGGACTATTTTCCAACTTTGGTACACGACCATTAATATTGCCTCGGTGTGATATCAATATCATTTGTAATTTTCTAAGAAGTAATTTAAATCTTCAGGTGTGCCTATTCCCCACATCTTACTGATGTTTTTTGCCCTAACTTTCTTGCCGTCAGCAATAGCTTCATTGAATACAGGGCACACATAGAATTCATTATTAGTGCGAATATTCTTCTGTATCATTTGCTCTGCATACTTCACATAATCTTCTCCATGCGACCAATAATAGATTCCAACAGTCGCTAAATCAGATATAGGGTTCTTCTCTGCTACTTCAGATACAAACCCATCTCCACCAAGTTTGGCAAAAGACCACTTGGGGTGAGTTGCATTAAAGGTAACTATACCAGCATCAATCGTATCGGCAGTAAATGCATACAGGCATTCATTAGAATTCCATTCTACGAATTGGTCTGAGTTTGCCATCAATAGTGGGTCGCCATTATTAATAAATTCTTTTGCTAGTAATGTGGTACAAGCTGCACCTTCTGTTAGTCCATCTACTTGAATGATATCGCATCCAGGTTTAATTAGATTCAATAATTGTTTTAGGTTATATTTCTCATAATGGTCTTTTTGTACCATAAAAATGTAATGAGCATCAATATTTAGATTTTCAACTACAACTTGAATCATTGGTTTACCATTAACTTCAATTAATGGTTTAGGGAAAGTATAACCTGCAGCTGCAAATCTACTACCAGCGCCTGCCATTGGGATTAGAACATTCATTTTTTTATTTCTCCATGGGACACTATTGCTCATGTCTTGTTTATCAAACTCATCAATCATACCAATAAATTTGATAGTGTCTAACTCATATGCATCTTTAACTGGATACAATTGGCCACCAGAGTTTAATGCACCTTCTCGGCCGATGTGGCTATCTTCAACGATGATTGTGTTTTTTGGTAAACATTTTAAAGTTGACATACACTTCCAATACATCTCAGGAAATGGTTTTGGATTAAACACATCTTCATTACTCACATAATAATCCACTTCACCTAGAATTTTCAAAGCATCTAAAGCTATACGAACCGTTTCACGAATACTGTTAGATGCTACTGCTATTTTCCAGCCTCGTTTTTTTAATTCACCAACAATAATCTCAATTGAATTATTCTTTGGTGCATTGGCAATTAAATCAAGTGTAGATTTCTGTTTATCTTTCCAGATATCATCATAGTGTTTTGATGGTAAACCTTTAAGTTGAGATAACAGGTTTAATTTTTTTGTAGTGTTCAACCCATCAAAAACTGATAAGTGTTCTTCACGGGAAATTATGTATTTTGAATCTACTTTAGCTAAAGCTTGATTTAAGGCTTCATAATGTAGTTCACGGGAGTCAATTAGAACTCCGTCAAGGTCAAAAATTACTAGTTTGTTCATTGTCTATGTTTGTTTAACCAAGTTTTGGTAATCAAATCCGTTTCTAAAGTTTCTTTTTGTTGATTGAATCCTGGACCTCTCATCAATTCATGTAAGTTTCCAATTAATGTATTCTTTATAACATTAACACCACATTGTTTTGCGATTAAACCATATACTCTTTCTTGTATTTGGTGCTCATGCTTATTGGTTGGTCTTAAAGTTATATGGCATTTTTTATCTAACATCATATCAACCATTTTTCTTTTAATAATAAAATTAGGACCAAATACTCCAGAATAAAATGTATTGCTGTCTAAAGGAAGAGGCTCAAATTCTCCTAACATTTCATTGATTTTGGAAATAAATGCAGAAGGCTCAGTTCTCATATGATTGCTCATAGAGTCTTCAAAGAAATTAATAAAACAATAAAACAATTCTTCTGAGTTAATTTGTTCATCAATCAAATTATTTAATATAACCGAATCTTGCATTACAATATAAAAATCTTCTTTATACTTATCTACTGCATACCAAAATGCACCAGACTCATAGTTTGGATTTTTAATATCAGCAAAAATGATATCATATTGTTCTAGTTTTTTTACATAGCTTTTATCATCAGAATTGGAATCTACAACCAAAATCTTTGTTGTTGGATATAATTTCCTAATAGATTCAATAGAATTTTCAATTAAACATAATGGATTATATTTACATGGTACGATAAACATTAATAACTTTCTTTTTGGCCATTTCCTGCCAAAACTCCTTCACAATATAAATTTTCAAATTCTACTGAAAGACTTTTATCAATATTACCATAATGTGCGTGTTCAGTATCTACACCATGTTGATTAATTTTCTGATAGATTTGTGGTAAAGTATTCAAATAATTGTCAAACAACGATATGCAAAAAGAATACATTCTAGTTATGTATAAATGGTCACAACCAGATTCTAATTGTTTTTGTGCTGGCAACCAAGATGGCATTGCTTTCTTAAAAACATACTTACCATACAAGTCATCGTATGCCTTTGGGTCAAAACCTTCTAACATATTGGTTCTACCAGATAATTTAAACACCCTACAAACATTTACCATCATTTGTTGCAATTCAGGATGTTGTTTAATAAAACTTAATGTTTTAAACAATAGAGTAACTTCTGCTTGTGATTTAAGACCTGCATTTGCAAGTGCCATTAAATCTTCATCACCAAAGAAACTGATACTTCTATCACAATATTGTGCTACTTGTGCCATTGTTGCTTCATCAACCATTTTGGACGAAGCATCTACTAATAATATGATAGAATCAGGCGCAGCCATTCGTAAAGATTGTAGACCTTCAATTGTTTGTTTCAATCTTGTTTCTTCATCAATTACACCCATGGTTGCTCTTATAGCAGAAGTTACAATGAACAAATCGGTTTTAGGTGTACTCATTGGTGCCACTCTGTATCAGGAAACATTTTGATGGTTTTGTATTCAATATTGAATTTACTATTATACACAAAATCAATTACTTTTACAAGCTCTATTGGTGAGATTGCCTTACTTACATCACCGCATGGGTAAGGTATCTCTTCGTTCCATAATGGCGTATCTATACCGCCAGGATGTATACTTGTTACTTTGATTCCTCTTTGTCTCAATTCTTGGCCAAGAACACCTGCAAATCCTGTGAGGCCATGTTTTGATGCACAGTAAACAGATTGGTTTTCTAACTCTTCTAAACCAGCAACCGAGTTGATAAAGAATATGCGACTGCCTTGTTCCATGTTTTTCAATGCAAACTTAGTTACATACATGGCACCTTTAAGGTTGATATCAACCATATCACCAATCTCATCAAAGCTAGTTTGTGAAAATGATTTCATTGTAAATATGGCTGCATTGTTGACCAGAATATCAATTTTTGTATCAGCAATTTGTTCAAATGCTTTATAAACCATATCTAAATTACTAATGTCAACTTGATAGTGTTTGTAGTTTGAATAATTGAATAGGGATTCACTACGAGCAAAACCAATTACATTCCAACCTTTTTCTATGTAATCATATGCAATCGTAGCACCAACACCACTACTGGTTCCAGTAATTAAAATTGTTTTCATACCGATAGTTCTTCAAATAAATCAGCAGCTAATCTCATATCATCAACTGTAACATTATTCAACATGGTGTATTGACCGATGCCGATTGGAACAGGAAGATATTGATTACCATTTCTGTGTTTCATTGTATCTTCTAGTGCAGATTCAAGTAAACGAACCCTACTAAAGTCTTCATGCCATGTAGGTAGTTTTAAATTCTTAGCACAAACAAAGATTCTTTTTAATTGTTCCATAGTAATAAAGCCACGAACTTCTGCAAGGCAAGAACTATACAAACAATCTAACACAACAGCTTCACCGTGATATAGATTAGGTAGATTCTTCATT